GTCCAGGGCAATACTTCGCCTGAAAATCCGTGTGCTTTTAATTCGGCAACCATTGAATCTGTTGTGGTTAGAACCCGGCCACTATGCTTGTGAAACCAGCGTACAAAGCGCCAAGTAATCCATTCAGGAACTCCAAATAGCTTTCTGAGCCCTTCAGGAAACTTAGTGTGATAAGCGGTATTGTGGCGAATATCAGCCACTGAAAGGTATGCTCGAGCCCACAGACCAAGAGGACCCTCTGTGGCGATATGGATATAATCCGGATTGATCTCCTCAATCTTCGCGCCCAGGTTGCGCGGATAGGCAATCTTGACTTCGTTGTAGCCAGGGCAATCAATGTAGCTGAACCACCCGGGATGAAGCACCACAAAGTTATAACCATCCAAAATCGCATGTGCCTCAATATTTGTGTAGGTCGTAACCACGCCATTTATTTGCTCCGGTAAGTTGTCAGTAATGATTAGGATCTTTTTTCGCATTTTGCTTCTACTTTAAAGCTCTTGAACTTTAACTGCCACTTGATTGTTGCCAGTGCTTGCTGACAACTTTTTTGATCTGGAAACTGTATCTCTACTCTTCCTGGTTGATCCATTGGATCTGTCAGGTGAACTGCTATTAATATCATCAGCCACATTGTCTTTCTCCTGTGTCCAAATTATGATTTCCCAGTGGCCATCATGGTGTTCAACTAGTGCTGTACAACTCTCAACCCAATCTCCATCATTCATATATATGATGCCATTGATGTCTTTGATTTCCGCATGGTGAATATGGCCGCAAATGACTCCGTCATATCCACGCTTCTTACAGTATGCCGCTAGATTTCTTTCAAAGTGAAAGATAAAATCAACTGCTTTCTTTACTCTTGCTTTGAGATACTGACTAAGACTAAAGTACCCAAAACCAAAACGATGACGTATCCAATTGTATTTGCTATTAAGCGATAAAATGATATCATATGCCTTGTCTCCTAAAAATGCTATCCACGGCGCCAATCTTGTGATACCGTCAAACAGGTCTCCATGAACAACAAGATAATGCTTGCCGTCAGCACCTATATGTTCTATTTGATTGTGTATTTCTACTAGACCAAAACTGAATCCATATGGTATCATGGGTCTTAAAAACTCATCATGGTTGCCGGCTATGAACACTACTCGAGTACCACGCTTGGCATGCCCCAGCACTCTACGAACCACATTGGTGTGGCTTTGTTGCCAGCGCCAGCGATTTTGTTGTATTTTCCATGCGTCGATAATATCTCCTACAAGATATAGTGTATTGCATGAGTTGTGTTTAAGGAAGTTGTTCAGCTGTCCAGCTTTACAATCTCTAGTGCCCAAGTGTACATCACTAATGAAAATTGAACGATAAGTTTTGGCTGTCATACCATTACTTATCGCCCAATTGTAGATTTTTGTGTTACTGTTTTGTTACACTAATTTATCTATATAAATAGATCATGAAGCCCACTGTAGCACTATTTTTAGCTGATCCAAAGTGTTCAGTGCAAAGTGGAAATGGTATAATGAATGCACTTGGGCAGAATTACAATTTTAAAGTGTTTGGAAAAAATGCAGTAGAGGATGTATTTTTCAACAATGTTGATATGATTGCAGTACCTGGTGGCATAGGTGATGCCAGCAGTTTTGAAAACCTATTCCAGCACAACGGTAAACGAGTTCAGCAATTTGTAAAAGATGGCGGGCGGTATCTAGGAATTTGTATGGGTGCATACTGGGCTGGTAAGCACTATCTTAATATCTTAAAAGACATTGATGCAGTACAATACATGACTCGTCCAGACGCTGATACCCGTAGACCACACGCCAAGAACATTTCCGTTGAGTGGTTGGGGCAACCAATGACCATGTTCTGGTATGATGGCTGTGCCATAGTTGGTACAGGCTATCACAAAACCATTGCCCGGTATGCCAACGGTGATGCCATGGCAATAGTACAAAACCGTATTGGCCTAATTGGCGGTCATCCAGAAAGCGAACAGTTCTGGTATGACGGGTACAGTTGGATGAAGGGCAAGTACCACAGAGGTACTCACCATCAACTGCTGTTAGAGTTTGCCGATCAACTCATGCTCGCTTAGTCATAATACCGTCAGCAAGTCCATATGCAACTGCTTCCTGGGCACTTAGGAAAGTGTCACGATCCATGTCATGTTCAAACTGTGCATAGGTCTTGCCTGCTGTGTTATGATCAACATAAAGCTGTGTAAGCACACGCTTCATCTTGGTAATTTCTTTGTATTGAATTTCAATATCACTTACCATGCCACGAGCACCACCACTTGGTTGGTGTATCATTGTGCGACTGTACGGCAGAACAAACCGCTTGCCTTTGGCCCCTGATTGTGCTAAGAATGAACCCATACTGCAAGCCTGACCCATTACAATGGTGCTGACATCACTTTTGATATATTGCATGGTATCATAAATTGCCATACCACTGGTGATACTGCCGCCTGGGCTGTTTACAAAAAGTGTAATGTCTTTCTCCGGATTCTCTGCTTCAAGATAAAGCAACTGTGCCACAATTAGATTGGCCATCTGATCATGCACTTCGCCTTCCAGCAATACAATGCGCTCTTTGAGCAAGCGACTGTAGATGTCATATGCTCGCTCACCGTTGCCGGTCTTTTCAATGACCATTGGTACTAGACTCATAATTTTCCTTTATAGATAACTTGTATTTTCTTTTAACTTACCGAGCATGTCGTCAATTGGATAAAGCTCTGGGTACAAGCCCCTCCATGGATTCAAATGCACACGCCACATTGTATTCACTCTACAATTTGCTTTCAGCCAATGTTTCTGCACAAAGTTCCAATAGAAGTACATGGCCAGTCCTGGATTGATTGTGGGCCAATTTGTTACAGGATCAACCCAGCGTCTAATTTCAAAACCTTCCTTGTACAGATTGTTTCTTAGAGTCTGCTGATTTGTTGATGTACGAACAACATTTTCTTTAATTTTTAATTCTGCGCCAGGAATCAAGTTGCTAAATGCTTGTGACAGTACTTCAGTACTGCGCCAACATTCCACATAGTCAATGCTGTCTGCAATTGGGTTATGTACTTTTACACGCCAGATCATATTTCCATTGTCTCGGCTGGTGTTGATTAACTCATTATGCGGATCCCAATGTTCTTGCATATACGCTGTACGCTTACGCAAATTTAATCCGGCCTTGCCTTTTTCTTGATCAGATTTTGCGGCAAAGTAATTGCCAACAAAGTCTTTATTGTTTTCAGTATGCTTGCACCAAATATATCGTAAGGCCCATGGTCCTGCTCCATCAGGTACAATCAACGGTGCCATTTTAACACCGTCATATCTAGTCCATTGTGGCTCTGCTGGAACTGATAGACTTCCATCATTAAAGTACATGCATGATCTCCTGTTGTATTAATTATGGATACTCTGGGCTGGTGTTTTCGCCAAAGTGCCAAATAAAACAGCCCTGTTCTTTGTCCCAGTCAACATCAACTGTATACAGTGGAACTTCCCAATGTGTCAGTACCGCATTTGCCATTATGATCAAGGAGTTGGGATATTCTTTGAATGGATCTAGTCCATTGTACCATGCAGTAGAAAAGTTATCCCAATCCGCAGGATCGAGATAACTTAAAAGGGTTTCACGGTCGGTAATTTCATTTAACTTTTGCATTCAACTAGTATAGCTGAATTGTCAGTCAATTGCAACGAGTTTCTTCTCTTAATGTCTGCCCTTGTTCATTTTGAATGATGTAACGAACACAGTTGGATTGTACCATTGGCGTTGGTGGCGTGTAGTACACTGGAGGTGGTGGAGCAAAGTACACAGGAGGTGGTGCGTAATACGGCTCGTAATAATTGCGAGTAAATCCATAACCAATCACACCACCAATGATTGCTGGGGCAATCCAATGTCCGCCATGTCCGCCATGTCCGCCATGTCCACGATGACGATTGCCATGACCATGATGTTGCGCCATGGCAGAGCCGGCAGTTAGTGTCAACAATAAAATTGCAATTAGCTTTTTCATAACAAGTGTCCTTTAGACTCTAAAACTCTCACCGCAACCACAGCGGTCTTTTTCATTGGGGTTGATGAATTCAAATCCTTCATTTAGCCCTTTGCGTACATAGTCCACAGTCAATCCGTTTAGATATACGCTACTCTTTGGATCCATAAAAATCATACAGCCTTCACAGTCAAAACATTGATCCCCTGTGGCCTGACTGTCTACATATTCTAACACATAAGCAAGCCCAGAGCAACCGGTAGTTTTCACTCCAAGTCTAATACCTAGACCCCGGCCTCTGCGGCTCATCATACTTTGAACCTTAAGCTTTGCTGGCTCAGTTAGCTGGATCACTTGTGGTTCTCTTTGTAGTTTGCTACTGCGGCCTTGATAGCATCTTCTGCAAGAATGCTACAATGTATCTTAACGGGTGGAAGCGACAACTCTGTGGCGATTTCACTGTTTTTAATACTGCCTGCTTGGTCAATATGCATGCCTTTGACCCATTCTGTAACAAGACTACTCGATGCAATCGCAGATCCGCATCCATATGTTTTGAATTTTGCATCTTGAATAATTCCTGTAGCAGGATCAACTTTGATCTGCAATTTCATCACGTCACCGCAAGCAGGTGCGCCAACCATACCAGTACCAATACTAAGATCACTCTTATCAAAAGATCCGACGTTCCGGGGATTTTCATAGTGGTCGATTACTTTCTCTGAATATGCCATATTATTTCCTAAACATGCCCAACACTTTTGCCTGCATTGCTTTGGCAAAATCAGGTTGTGGAAAATTCCACCCCACAAACGCACCTACTGCAAACCAAAATAAAGTTTCTAACATAACACATCCTCCTTAGGGTATAGGCATATATTTACCTACTTTTATAAGGAAAATGAGGCCTTTCAGCCCCATTTTTCTTTGTACTTTGCCATAGCTAGTTGACGTGCAAGCCATAATCTAAATTTTACATAGTCTGATAAGTCATCTTCAACTAACTCACCAAACTTTGCACTTTGTCGATTACGACCATATGTGACCTCATAGTAGACGATGAGGTCACTGTCTTCTAGATCAAGTTTACTTCGCTGGAGTAACGGCTGGCTTTGCGTCTGCTTTAGGTGCGTCTTTCTTAGCAGGTTCGCTTTTGACAGGCTTCTTTTCGTCCTTCTTAACTTCGGCTTTGGCTGGAGCAGGTGCTGAAGCTGTTGCGGCAGGTACAGCTGGCTTGGCTTCTTCTTTCTTGGCGGCAGGTGCTTGTGCAAATGCAGTAGCGGCAAACAAGGTTGCGATTAGGGCGGATACTAGTTTCATAAAATACCTTTAAAGTTATATACAAACATTATTGTCTGTATACATATATAACGCTTTGACTGACACTATAGTTGACACAATCCGGACAATTTAAGTAAAATTTCTGTTTCTTCTTCAACTTCGGCCCAGACATCCACTGTGATACTGTGCGGTAGCATAGGTCCATTGGTCCAATGCATTTTATCTGTTGTGATACCAAACTGCTCGACTACCTGCCGACCGTCAGGCTTCTGCGTCCACTCCCATACAGCGGCCGCGGCGTATATTTCAACATCTTCTGGATCACCCAATGATAAGTTTTTTAATAACACCCGTTTCAAAATAAATAATCCATGTTAATCAAATCAGAAGAAACTGAAAAGCAAAGACGACTTGGTGTTTGCAATACCTGCGAACATCGTCATCCTGCCACTGATGTATGCAAACAATGTTGGTGCTACTTGCCCTGGAAGGCTGGACTTAAACACAGTAGATGTCCACTGGGCAAGTGGAGTGTGGTCTACAATCCATAAACACTATCGCATTCAATCAACATCTTGGCCATGGCCAAGTCTTCTCTATTCTTAAAAGCCACTGCAATGCCAATGGTATTGCCACCACGCATTGGATCTAGAAACTGTTGCTGTGCCACATTGATAATATCAATTTGATGTTCTTCTAACTGTTGCCGAACCTCGGCAACGGCCGCTCGTATATCCCGTTGGATGGTTGTGTATTCATTGCCTGTCACATCCTCATAGAAGTAAAACTTCTTGTACACCATCCAATAGTGTGACTGTTCTTCAGTCCACTTTCTATCAAAATTGTTTATTGCTTTTGCCATCTTTGAAAGAGCCTGTAAATCTCATCCATGTAATCTTCGCGACTACTTGTAACTACAATGATTCGTTCGGTTACTGGATCAATGCCAACACGCTGGCCGCCGAAACCAACCCACCAATAACTGGCTTTTTGCCCCCATTGTTCGGGCATGATCCATGTTTGGTATCCGTATCCCTTAAACGCCTTGCCGGCTTCGCCGTTTGAATTAGGCAATTGTTCCGTTGTGGCCTCTTTCATAAAATTGCTGATACACTTGTCTTTGGACTTTAACTGTTTGATTGAAAACATGGCCAGGCGGCCCCAGTCTTTGCTTGTTGCACTAAACCCTGCCTGTGACACGGCTGTACGATCTTTATCAATTAGCCAATGGCCAGGACCCTGGCTACCAATCTGTGACCAAATATGCTTATTAAAATTATCAATAAATCCGCCATTGTGTTCAGCAATGTTTGATAGACTCAATGTATCAGTTCCATTGTAAGCGAACCTGGTGCCGCTGGGCACAGGCTTACCCCAAGCGGTATCTCTATCTGGATCATGCTTAATTAAGTCGAGTCCCGACATAATACCGGCTCGTTGTAGTTGCCATCCATCGCAATCTCTGCCATGTTTACATGTACCTGGTTGTTTATAAATTAAATTTCCTGCGTATACGGCCTTACGAACACCACTGCTCATTGTCAGCAAATTTTTCACTGTTGCTTCGCCATATACTGTGCCTTTGAGGTCCGGCGAATATGTCTGTGCTGGCTTATTAAGATCCGGTATCTTTCCATCACATGTCATGGCGCCGATGGTATACGCAGTCAAACTCTTACTCATGGACCACGAAAAGTTCAGTGATTGTGGACTTGCTGGTGCCTTGTATTTTTCAAACACTAGCTGGCCCTTTTCTATCATCACAATAGACAAGGATGCATTACGATCAAACATAGATTCTGCTTGATTAATAATATCTTTGTCTGATTCTGTCAATGCCTTGTTAACTAACAGATTAGGTTGATCCGATGCAGGTAAACGAAAGTTGGGAAATCGAAGTGCATTTCCGCCGGTTGCATTATGTGGATCTACTTCAGATGGAGCACATAAGACTATTTCAGCCGAAAGACACAGCGCCAGAGCAATCAGTGATTTCTTAAACATGATCCACCTAACAATTAGTTACTAACAGGATTAGTGTAACACACTAAAGTCATTTGGTCAACCGTGTTTGCTGATTAAGCGGGCCAAGCCACTGATTATAAATGAAACAACCACTGCCCAAGTGCCTTGCCAGATCCAAAACATAATTGGATCAACATTGTAGTACGACAGTACCAGCAGTTCAGTTCCAATGGCCAATGATATCAAGCCTGCAACCAAAGTCGCTCCAGCTAACATGAAGGCCCTCTCGATTATTTTTCGTTCTGCTTCCAGGTTACGCATTTTCTCGATCTCGGTACTGCACAATATAACTGGCTTTTGGAAACGCCAGACGCAACGACTTGTCTAGCTTGCGTTCTAACTCTTCTCTGCGATTGGCTAAAATCTCGTGCTGAGAATCGGTGTTGTTGGATTGCTGAGTTTTCCATCGACCAATCCATTTGCCGTTTTCTTTGGCAACCCCAACATTAATGTGAACTATCATAAAACTCCCAAGTGAATAATAAAGTATAACTATCTTCGCTGTGTATGTCAACCTATTTATAAACTAAATATCAACATGACTCCGTTCTTAACTGTACCGTTTGCACTGAATCCTATAAATTTTGCCAGGCTGAAACAATTTCTTGCGCCAATTGTATTAGATTATCAATTGACAGCGCCACTCAATAACGGATTGTTGCATTTCGATGATGTGCAATCAAACAGATTGATAACAAGTGAAGCATGGAAAGAGATTGTTAATACAATGAGCAGTTATGGAATTGGTGATCCGGCACCGCAATTGTTTGTTTATAAACGATTGTCAAAACCCAAAGAAGTAATTTTAGGTAACCCACATATTGATACTACAGGGCCTGGTGGAGTTGCAAAAGAAACACCAATTCGATTCAATATATTAATCACCGGAGAAGATGACACTGAAATGGTCTGGTGGGATATAGACTGGCGTGATCATCGAGTTGAAACTGTACAGTTTCCCAACCAACGCAATGAATTGGTAGGAAGAATGCAAGCCTGCGGCAAAAGTTTGGAAGATCAATGGAACCTGCTTGGTGAGCCACTGGTTAGAGCAAATAATTTAACCAAGATACAACAACATGCCAGCTTTGTTAGAACTGATAGACTTCATGCTTTAAACTGGACTGGCGTACGGCCCAGGGTAATTTTAAGTGTCAGGTCGTGCCAGCCGTGGAATTCAATTATTCCGACCAATCAATTTTAAAATTGTTTAAATGGTGTTGAATGTAGTCCTTGACGTCTGGACTATCAATTGACAGCAATTCGTAATCGGTGGTGATACCAAATCTAGCCGATGGTCTACCATTTGGTAAATTCGCATCTACTTCCTGATGCAATGCTAAATTTGCCATACTTTCTAATTTCAATTTAAAACTACGATACCATTCGTTTTTATCAAAGTCGTAAATGTAATCTCTGGCCGCTTGTTTATATGTTGCTGGACCACCCAAAATCTTTTGCCCATTGTTGTTGTTGTTCATTGACCAATGTTGGTACAATGCATCATTAAACCAGTTCTCTATGGTATGAATTGCCGTCCTTGGTTCCAGTACATCATTATAATACAATGCTCCCCGAACACCGCAGTTTAGCATTTTTACATTAAAGATTAACCACCAGAAGAAATCGTGTAGGCTGTTGACTGGCAGGCCAGCTGTTTTACAATTCAAATCAAACTTGTCATACAGCTTTCTTCCAAATGTCAAGTCAGGATTTTCTTGTGGTAAATTTGGATACCTGGTATCTGGTTGAAGATTAAGATAACCAATTAACAAATCTTTAAACTTAGAGTAGTGCAAGTCTGGATCGCTGAACCTATGAATATTATTTGCTAGGAAAGTTGTAGACTCTTGGCTTAAATTATATTTCTTTGCCATACTATTCCAGTTATGGTATATGTTTAAACCAAATACAGTTCCAAATAAACAATCGCCATCATCTGCGGTAACTGGAGTGTAACCTGCTTCAATTAAATTATTATACTTTGTTGAAATAGAATCAATAATTTCAAAATTGCCGTAAATGTGATTCTTCCAAAGTGTTGGATTTTCAACTAACGCAACTGCACTTGTACATACACTGACATTTTTTAATTCTTCTTTGGTTAAATTTTTCATCAATGCAATTAGCACAACTGTACTGTCAATTCCACCTGAGTACATGATTGCAAATTTTTCATTCTTTTCTTGTATTCGTTTAGCAAAGCTGTTGGCCACTAAATCAGAAACATCTGAGAAGCTTAGTTTAAAAGTTGGATCATAATCTACCATTGCATATTTTGGAATCATTGGCTGAGGCCACGGAGTAGTCCATATGCTTGCATTTCTAGAAACATGTCTATTTGGGTTTAGACGTCTGCCCATGTCAATTGCAAACTTGCCGCTCACACTTGTTTCATTGTATATTGTATTCCAGAAGTCGTTTGAATATCCATTAAAGTTGATTGAACTAAAATATAACTGATCAGTTGTCAGTAGCTTGCTCATAATATGAATCCTGAATAATTATCAATGTTTGATCCTACTGCTTGTAGGTCGGTTGACATTTCAACTCCTAACAGTTTGAAGTACAGATTCCGCCATTCCATTCCCATGTGTGTAGAATTATTTTGCCACATGGCTGTAATTAATGCAAGAGCCTCATCTGATGAATTACTATTGTATAATATTTTTTTAATTTCTTTTGTAATTCCAGTCTGCAACTCACCATTGACACTATCAACTGTTTTATCAAAGCCATCAGGCGTAGTGCCACTGAAGTAGTCATTGATATACAATTCCATTGGAGACATATTAAAAAACATCTCGCATATTTTTGCCGAGTGCCAGGCTTGAATAACAAACTGTGCATATGACTTAAAAGCCATAAATGTATTAAAATTATCTGACTGTGCTTTGTAGTCGGTTGGCATGTCAATGACATGCACCAAGGATTCGGCTGGTGCTTTCCTGATTACTGGAATTTGTCGGTTATACAACACATTGCCGCCAGCGGCTAAGAAAGATTTGTTTGCCAGTGTGTATTCGTGGCAATTGTTATTATCAATGAAAGTATCACTTATTGTTAAGATACAAACTGCAATGCCGGGCATTTTACCACTTAATATCTGTGCCACTTCGAAAGAAGTATACGGATCAAATGCATCTACTGCAAAAAATCTATCAACACCGGGACTGTAATATGTATTTGCATTGGTCCGTTTTTTAAATCCATTCATGTGAATCCATGCTGTCAGTGAATCATATGTTTTATCCCACATTGTATTTTCCTTCATTGTGCGGTACTTATGGCCAATTAAATCCACTGGCTTCGTCAATATCTTCAATTTTAATCACAACAGATCGAGTTGTGATGGTATTCATATAATTTTTTAATCGTTCGCTGACCAAATCATTTCGAACCTTCTTACTTGGACTGCCAAGTACTATGATATCAAAGTCTTGATTTTTATAACTTACCAACATGTCAATGCACCATCCAGCAGGATTGGTAAATCCTGTTTTACCAATTTTGATATCGTATTGACCGGCAAATGCATTGGTGTTATTGACCACTAACTTTTGCCACATGCCTCGCTTGTTTTGTGCGTTCGAGCTTGATGTCTTGCTCATTGCAGTTTCTTTAAAAATTGCGTATTTGATCAGCGAACGATTTAACAAATGTAAATCCCATGCAGTACTTGTGTTTAACATGAGGCCGGTTGGTTCAATGAAAGATGTGTTCTTCATTTCCAGGCGTTGCGCCGTGGCATTCATTTCTGCGATGAATAGGTCATAACCCATTGGGTGATGCACAGCCAGTAGTTTTGCCGCAAGATTATCACTAGAGACCAGTGCAAGGTGTAATAGTTCTCTACGGGTAATTATCATACCAAGTTTAAGAACTCTGCTACCTTCTATTCGCTGAGGTATAACTGGTAATCTTTCGTCAAGGTCTACTCGGCTTTCCAGCACAACAAACGCAGTCATTAATTTTGTTACACTGGCAATTGGCATCACCCGGTGGATGTTTAATTCATCAGCAATTGTGTTGGTTGTTTTATTGAAAACTAATATTGCTTGAGCGGGTTCAGCAGGTGGTTTATTTGTTTTCTTTTTTGCCTGGGCAGGCATTGAACACATTACAACAATAAGTGGCCCGGCCAGCAGGAATCGAACCCACATTCTAGAGGTAGAAGCTCTATGTACTATCCATTGTACTATGGCCAGATGAATCAATTTAAACGATCTTACCAAGGACTTGATAGATAAGTTGGTCCAACTCTTGCTGATAGTCTTTGCCGAATCTACGCTTTAAATAAATTGACTCAAGTATTTCTTTAGAATCGAGATCGCATTCGGGAGGCAAGTTACCTCTAGACTCCAATTCTTCAATCAGGTCTTCAGTATCAAAATCACTTAGACTTACTTCAACTTCTGTATAGACTGTTGGCATGTTTGACCTTTAAATTGTGGTGCCCCAGGTCGGACTCGAACCGACACGCCTTTCGGCACTGGCTTCTAAGACCAGCGTGGCTACCATTACACCACCGGGGCAAAAAAAACTTTACTTACGCTGTCCTTCTTTTGGCTCTCTCTTGACAACTACACCAGCGGCCAACTCTGCTTGAATCATTGCGGCCTTCCAAGCATTGCGCTTGGTTGTATCAACAATGCTACACAGCATACGCTTGGTTGTTTTACTTAATCGAAATGTTTTACCTGGCTTCATACTATACTTTCGTTGTTGTGTTTGGCGGAACGACTCGGACTCGAACCGAGAACCCGGATTACGCCGAGCGACAGATTAGCAATCTGCTCTAATACCATTATAGGACCGTTCCAAATTTTTACTTTGTAAAATTTATTATAAGCTATTTAAGCCGCTGTTGTCAATGATTTGTTGATAAATATTCCATGGAATTGTATAAAAACTTTGACCTATCATATGGACCATTGTCTTCAACTGGGTTGCGATTATTAAAAAAAATTAGGTCCAGGAATGTATACAGTAGATATACCATTGACAGTGCCAGGCATGTTGATCACAATGTGATCGGTTTCTTTGCAGAAAGAGGTTTGCGGATTCGGGGTTGCGAACTTTTTTACTACCCAACCAATTTTACTTCGATGATTCATACTGACGGTGCTGATGTAGATTACATGATGCCAGGAAATATGGCCAAGATTAATTATATTTCCAACTCCAGTAGCGGTGTTCTAAACTGGTACACTCCAAAAGTAACAAAAGTGTCGCGTAAAAATACCAACTCAAACAATTATGCTAGCTTTACAGCAGATCAGGTAAATTTGCTGTACAGCAAACATCTTGGTGGATACAACATTGTACAAACTGGAATCCCACACAATGTAACAACCACAGAAGAAACTCGATACACAGTCTCTTTTACAGTGACTGACGCAACAAACAAGTTGCTACCTTATGAATTACTAGCATCTAAGATTTTTAAATAACAAACTACAATGGTACCCCGGGAGAGATTCGAACTCTCAACACCCTCCTTTTGAGAGAGGTGCGTCTACCAATTGCGCCACCGGGGTATTGACTTTGGTCTCACCAACAGGAATCGAACCTGTATCCGAGTCTTAGGAGGACCCTATTCTATCCATTGAACTACAGTGAGCATTGGCGGAAACGGTGAGATTCGAACTCACGGGAGGTTTAACCCTCCGCTAGTTTTCAAGACTAGTGCCATAAACCGGACTCGGCCACATTTCCTTTACACTTGGCGGGCTCTGAGAGACTCGAACTCCCACTAACGGTTTTGGAGACCGCAGTACTGCCATTATACTAAGAACCCTTAAAACTCTTTCTTAAAAATTGGAATCATTATTGCCGGTATTGTTGTGCAACCTTGTTCGTTGGGCACAGAGCAAGTTTTTGGTATTGCACCACATGCACCAACTGATACAAGTACACACATTGACAATAATTTTTTCATGATATCCTGGTAGCCTCACTCTGACTCGAACAGAGGACCTATGCGTTATCAACACATTGCTCTAACCAACTGAGCTATGAGGCTATAAACTTACTTATAAATTTTGGCACGGGAACTAGGACTCGAACCTAGAACGACACAGTCAAAGTGTGTTGTGTTACCATTACACCATTCCCGAACAGAAACTGGTACCAAGAGTTGGACTCGAACCAACCACACCCTGTGCTTCAAACAGGTGCTCTACCAGATGAGCTATCTTGGCATAAACTTATTAGGGGTGACCTACGGGGGTTGAACCCGTACTAACAGAATCACAATCTGTGGTGCTACCGCTACACTAAGGTCACACCTAATAAGTCTTTGGTAGGGGTGCTCGGGAACGATCCGAGTTTTACTGGTTAAAAGCCAGTTACTTCACCTTAAAGTTTCACCCCCATTAATTTCTCTCTTTTGCGCTTGTCGTTCTGATTTCCAGAACACACGCTTCCATTCCTTAAGGTGTTTCCACCATTGTGGTGAACGAGTTAACGTCCCTTTCTTGACACTGGCCATAACAGGCTCTCCTTTAAAATTGGTGGTAATGGTAAGAATCGAACTTACACTGGACTGCGTATGAAGCAGGCGCACTACCGTTATGCTACATTACCTTGGAGTACGGAGTGAGATTTGAACTCACGACTTTACTGGTTTGCAATCAGTTCCCTTGGACCTCTCGGGCATCCGTACACAAATTGGCGCCCTGTGATGGAATCGAACCACCATCCTGAGTTTCGAAGACTCTAATTCTATCCATTGAACTAACAGGGCATGATTGGTGGGCCAGTCTGGAATTGAACCAGAACTCAACCGATTATGAGTCGGACGCTTTACCATTAAGCTACTGGCCCATTGAAATTGGTGGAGTATCCTGGGATCGAACCAGGCGTGCCCGAAGGCGGCGGATTTACAGTCCACTGCATCACCATTGATGCTTCTACTCCATGTAGAAATTATAACACACTGACACGCAAATGTCAATGTGTGTATTAAAGCATACTCGGCTTGTGGCCTTGTCCCCTAAACATTCTAGTTTTGGAATATGCTTTAATACGATCTAATTTTTCCTCCCACACAAGGGATTCCATCCTAGTCGCCGCCCATTTGCCCATGTTTAGAGTGCGGGCTAGGATCTCGTTTCCTACTACACTAAAAGAAAAACCCCTGGAGCCTTTCGAGTCCAGGGGTTAAGTAAACGGTCTGATTACTTTATCCTGGACATGCTCCTAGAATATGGCGAACACGATAGCTCATACTAAAGGAGTCACAGAATGACATGCTCTGTTTTGAGCACCACTGCGATAGTCTTGATATGAATGTGTTCGTCATAGTAATCATTGTACACTTACTTAGCCTCGTTGTCAACCTCTGTTTGACTTATAGGCAAAAAACTTTGTTTTGTTTGACAAGTATCAAGTATAACACTCAATGCCGGCATTGTCAACCGGTGTTGTATTTTTACAACATTATGTGAAGTAGATCCACGGTATATTTTGAGGGGTGGCCAGTGGCAGACAGGCCCAGTTCTGTGTTGACTTCACTCAGACTGATTGCTCCGGATGTTGGTAATGCCATAATTTAATACTTGTCTTTTGTAAATAGGTTTATTAGCACAGTTCCATCTTCTAGAGCTTCAAACTCATGCCACTCATTTCCTTTAAGGTTAATAGGTGTACTATTTTTATCTATTACCTTTTCAATATTTTCTTTTCTTATAACTAAGAGACCTGCTTGACACAAGGTTAGATGTGCATAGTCATGTGTGTGTTTCATAACGCCCTCACCCTTATTAAGGTGGTATATTGTTAAGATTGAATTATCATAATGAACAATGTGTACGGGTCCTACATCTATTAGATTTGTCATAAATTCTCTGCTCCACTAACAATGGGTTGATATGCATCTTTTATATAGAACTCTAGTGAGTTTATATACTCTAGTTTAATTTCATTTTGTCTATCTAATGCAGTACTTAAAGAATTAAACATTTCATGATGGCCAGTCAATGTATTAAACACATAAAATTTATTATGCTCTACATCATTTTCTAAATCTGCTTTAACCCATGTTTCATTATTTTCATCATCAACAATTGCTTTTACAATTGTAAATCTATCTGCTTGTTCTAGTAGTACTTGTTCTTTAAGCGGTATTATTTTTTCTTCTGCTTCTGTTAAAGTAACGAATTCAAAAATTTCTTCTGAAAGAGGTTTATATAATCTATACATTACGAGACTGCTCCATAAACTCTAGATGTGTCACCAGAGACCCAAGTAATTGTTTTACCATTGAGGTTGACCGCTTTACCACCTGCGCCACCACCACCACCCGAAGCACCCCAACCACCGCCGCCACCACCAGCATATGATGTACCAGCACTACCAGCACTACCACCCCCGCCGCCAGCACCGCCGTTCATTCTCATATATGGAGCAGATGCAACACCGCCAGCACCACCAGATCCTGGAAGTATTCGGCCACCACCTCCACCACCGCCTCTACCTGTTACTGTCATACTTGGGCAAAAACCACCAGCCGTGGTTGAGCCTCCACCACCACCAGCACCTCCACCTGCGCCACCGTCAGCGCCACCACGAGGAACAGCCCCGTTGCCACCAGCAGAACCAGCAGCGCCTGGCCCGCCACCACCACCACCTGCACCATTTGTATTCCCGCCTGAGCCAGCGCCACCATCACCACCGCCTGCTCCACCACCACCGCCGCCGCCTGTCCCTGGATTGCTACCAGCACCTCCACCACCCGCAATATAGGCAGATCCATTGGTATTGTTAACAGTTGTATTAAAGCCAAGTTGAAGTGCTATACCTCCTGCACCACCATTACCATTACCACCTTTGCCTATAATAAATCCATTATTTACAAGTGTAACTGTATCACCAGTGGAGCCACCTGTTAATGTTAGACCCGGAGTTCCTGTCCCGGTTGAATAAACATATATGCCGGAGTTGACTGTAATAGTCACATCTGTCGCACCGGCAACATACCCGCCCAAAGCGGCTATGTTCAACGAAGCATTTGTTGTGTTTGTTGAATATGCGTAACTCACGGCTGTTCTGGCGGGTATGTTGCTTTTGCCATAAAAGTTGCTGAATGCAATAGCACCAGATGCAACGCCAGCTAGGCCTCTAGGTACTGCTCCACCAATGGCAATTTGTGCAGTTGAAGATAGCCCAAGTTCTGTATTAATTTCTGACGCTGGTAGCGCACCTGACGATCTGATTGTCATATAAATAACCCATGTTAACTTAAATTCAACTCTAAGTTATATGGACTATTTATTTTGGACCGCTATTATTTTGTCTTTTGACCCAGTTCTTGGTACCCCGACCAGCTGGGGTGTATGGCATCTGTTTGTAGTTTTTTAGTGCCAATGATTGTGTCATTAAAGTTTCGAGCAATGATTTCAACTATTTCATTCACAGCTGGTTTGCAGAATTTGTCATTGCAGGGCGGCATGATCCAAAATACATGATCAGCATCCACACGCTGTCGCATGGCCATCAATTCCCGAAAGGTATTGACACCGGTATGATCGTTTGTGCCCAGGCTGATGATTACATTGCGGGCAGTTAGATCTCGACCAGGATACATACGATTCCATTGTGCTGTGTTGATTCCACCTTTGCCTACCAGCGCACATTCTTGTCGGAATTGATGTGTGCCTACTGCAATACTGTCACCTAAGATCAAACATTCTAACATAATTTCTCCAAAAGAAAAGCGATTACTGTTAGTATACAGCAATCGCCATAGATTGTCAATGGGTTAGCAGTAGCCTAGGCGTTCTAGTCTGGCAACCAATTCAGTCCAGGGTATTTGATCTTTAACTTCTACTGTAATTTGAATTCTATTGACCGAGCAATCTGGTCCTTGTACTCTATGTGCAAGTTCGGTCCGATTCCAGCATGGTCCAGGATCATCAATTGCAAATGCAGAATCTGTACCCCAATCATCTATTGTAGATTTATAACTGTAGGCAATGCGTGGTTGGCCATATCGAAGTTCGGTAAAAACTCTTTCTTTTATTTTATCACTATCAACTCCATCATTCCACCATTCTAATTTGACAGGACTACGCCCAAAGTAAGGAATGTTAAAGCGAGCAACGCACGGGATGCCGCGCACAAATGCATCAAGATGGGCTGTTTTTGTATTTTGATTCTTATGTCCAATGAATCCAGAAAAGCGTCTGACACTGAGTCCAAGGCTGTCAAAATGATCTACCACTGCTTGTCGTTGCGGCCAATCAGAAAAGGAATCTTGCAATAGGTCAACTCGTTCAAATGCACCTTTAAAGGTATTCAAAGCCGGCATTAATTTTGGTACAATGTTATTTTTTACCCATTCTAAATCTGCTGATGTTGGCTCAAAAGAAGGCATTGGAATGTGATAGTTTTTATTTGACATTCTGCCCAGCTTCTCCAATCAGCCATGTGTTGGCTGCCAATTTAATTGGTCCAAGATTGTAGGTATGTGCCACTGGTCGCAGTCCGTCGGCATGATTCATACCCGCGGTTGCCTTTAAAAATGGCTTTAAATTATTTTTAACATAGTCAATGCCAGCATGCCAATTGCGCCAGGCCGCTGTGTCTTTGTAATGATCAATGAACCAACGATCAAACTCGCTGTACCAATCACTGATGCTCTTGTCTGCTTGATACCATGAATCATTCCAAGTTGTGTACAACAGATTTCGCAGTATGCGTTCGTGCATCAATCGGGTTATGGTAGCGGTCACGCGATGCTCAATCCAAAATTCCTGTTTTTCCGGAAACGCTTCGAGGTAGCGTCTAATAATATGTCCTTGCTTGGCCAGCATACGCACACTTTCTGGTGCCCAATAGAAATATTCTACAGTACAGTTTTCATATTCTTTAATATGCTCTGCCACTGTGTTGATATTGGCACTACGATCATTGAATCGCATTAATAAATTGTTTTCTCGAATAACAACTCTGGGCTTTTCGACACCTGTAATTAAACAAATATTTTTGCCCTTGTCAAAATCACGCTTTACCTCATCAAAACTTAGGTAATTAAAACGGGTAATACCAATGGGGTTGAGACCTTCCTTTTGATTTAATACCCAGCTTTCATCTGCGGCTCCGAGACTTTCAAACAATGTGTCGCTAAGGTCAAAAATACGAATCTTGGTGCGTGGCATTTCGTTTCCAATGGTGCGTAGGCGTGGCAACAGATGCAGTTGATGTTCACTTTCTGGCCCATTGTAGGGATTTGTACTGTTGGCATCAACTTTAATAAACTTTTCGCTGGCCTTGGTCATTGTATTGACTACAATTTCATCAAGCAATAGACCTTGCCTACGAAAGCTTTCGTAAATGTTGTTGCTGTCTGCTCCACCGCTGTAGCTTAATATAACATAGTCATACTTTTCACGAAGCTGTCTTGCACGAGCATCGTACAATTGATCCAATGTTTCTTCAGGTTCTACAGTCCAATTGTAGGCACCAAATACATCATTGTTGAATACCCAGCGCACGGGCTGTCCAACTTGAGTACCGTAGATACATGCTTGTATTTTAGAATGAAAGTCTATGCCATTGCTGGTATAGTATCCTAATTTTTTATTAAATGTTTTTTGCATTTTGTATATATGTCTGCGTATGTTTAATGTTTCGGCCAGCGCCATAATCGCACATCAGCTCTAGGTGTTGGTCCAGATCAATGAAAAGAACTTGAGACAAATAGTCGTGTACTACCTTGGGGTTAAACACATATTCAATTTCTTTTTGCACAGCAAATTTTGGAAAATATTCCAATTCGTTGCCCCAGTACTTGCCAAATTGTATGGGCTTGATATACAAGCCCCAGCCCCAGATGATCCATCTGGGTACCTTACCAGTCTTGGCGTCAACTTGCCCGTTCTCTTTGATGTATGGAAATGCATGTCTATATGCCACTGCAATGTCGTCAATCAACATGCTGATAGCAAATTCCTGATGCTTACTTCTTCTATCTAAATGCACTGTTGGATTTTTACGATTGGCATGGAACCAAGCAGATGTCATGTCAATTGCATTGTAGCTTTCCATCATTTGCCATGCTTGATCTTTTACAAATAGGTCAGGATTTTCTGGACCTTCTAACACATGGCAACTTGAATCAAGCTGATCCAAAAATACAGTTTTGATATGGTGTTGTGGTGGTATCTTTGTTGCCGATGCCAGCTGTTCTATTTCGTCTTTTATTGCCATTGGGTCAATGTCAATGATGTTGCATTTAAAATTGTATTTTTTCTCCAGGATTTTGATGTTTTCAAATTCAGAATCGTTAAATCCAGGATGATACATAAATGCACATTCATGTGGCAAGCCCTGTTGCACAAAGCTGTGCAGTACAACTTGACTGTCCAATCCACTGCTCAAACTGATAATTGTTTTTCTCTCGCCGGCAATACGCTGACAGGCCAAATCTAGTTCCTGCCGCATGTTTCCAATGGGTCTGGGTAAACTGGTGTATTCAATCCAATACTTGCTGTTTTCGTCTAGACCATATATCATGCACTTACTTACCAGTCACCGTTGTCAACAACTAGCCTGACTGACAGCATGAGTATTTGTACTACAACTTCTCGACGACTGGGGCACGGCCATTCAGACTTGGTTGGATCAACGCAGTACGAAATGCGCCAATGGAATGGGTTGAAAATTAGTGTTATCCATATGCCACTGTATCTGAACCAATCCATTAAATGTCCCCTTCTTGCCTGGGCATTATAAAGCCCCATTCATTGACAGTTCCGTGTACATCGTAGGACTTTTCTTCGCTGTCGTAAGTCCAGCCCAGCTTTCGCATCATTTTATGCTTGACCAATAAGTTAGGGATACGAAAACGCTCGCAATCTGCAAAGCCCATCATGACACCAACTTCTGCTACTGCTCCACTACGGCAAACACCGGCATGGCAATGTACAACAACATTCATTCGATTTTCCCAGGCATGTTGCAACAAGCGCACAAGCTCTGCGGCCTGTTCATCCGTGATGGCAAACTCACTCATGTCAATGGTTCTACCATCACCTGTGTTGGTCATGCCATCTTCTTCAATGTCCAAAAATGTAAATTTATGTACTTCTTTGAACGCATGACGGGGCGCAGGAAACGCCATGTCATGGTCAGATATTTGAATCAACATGCTGTTGACGCCGCAATCATGATGGCGGCCCGTTGCTACATTTTCTAAAGGTATGTTTTCAATCCAAGGCATGTGTATATTATATACGATTTTAAGTTATAGAGCAAGCATTTTTTCTACATACGCTTTGACCCATAATTCTGCTTTCTGAATTAAATCTAAATCATCTACCATCTTTTTAGAATTTTCTTTGCTGGAAAAGCTTTGTTCGGTTACACCTTCATACTGTAAAAGTCCTAACAATGTCCAAGATCCATGCCGTGCGTTGCTTGGATCTGTCATTGGGCGCAACACCTGTGCTGTAAATGCTTCGGCCTCAGGCTCAGTCCAATAATCAGTTTTCCAATGGTAGCCACCAATGACAGCTTGCCCATTTGGGACAAATTTATATCCATATTTAGGTGCATCTTTTTCAAATTCGCTTGAATTTCGACCAGGTGTTCCATATCGAAGACCCAATGGATGCCAGGCTATGTTATAAAGATCATTGTCAATGAACCATTTTGCAGAATCTGTCAATGATTCTCTTGTGTCCCCAGGTAACCCAACAATCATACTAATTGTTTGTTTTACTTGTTGTTTCCAGATATTATGATATAACTCTGGAATATAGGTCCGGGCTTGCTTGCCGCTCCAGCCTTTGCCAATGGTCATTGATGCCGATTCGCCCAGGCTTTCTATTCCGTGAAAACCAGTCAGCAGTCCTGATTCTTGTAGCATGTATGGAACATCCGGGTATCTATCTAATAAATCTGCTCTGAGGTAACTGGTAAATTTAATCTTAAAGGGCAGGCTGACAACCATGTCGTGCCATGCTTTCATTTTAAATTCAGTATCGTTAAATGTGTCACAAATGATGTAGTAGTTTGTTGTCTGCCACTTTTCATAATTGTGCATTAGTTCGTCTTTTATTAATTCAAAATCTCGCAGATAATCAAGTTTGCCTCGGCCTAACAGCAAGTGGTTACAAAATTTGCATTTAAAAATACAGCCTCGGCTGACCTCCAATGGCAATGTCTCATGGGGCATAATTGCATCAGTGTCATCAAATTTAAACACATTGGTTTCAATGTTAAATCGTTCTATCTTGGGCTTTTTAAAACATAGAATGCCTTTTCCTGACCATATTTCGTGACTAAAAGGTGGCATTAATGCAATGTTAGATTCTTTTATTGAGCGTATGTAATCTACAAAGGTGTCTTCAGAATATTCTTCAAATATTGCGTCAATCTCATTGAGAAAGTGACCTGGTACTGATTGTCTAAATTGTCGAGTGTACGATCCGCCTAGTACAATCTTTACCTTGGGATATTTCTTTGCAATTCTTTCAACTGTTAAAAGCAAATGTGAAGGGACCGGTGGAACTCCGGGTGTAGGATCTTTGTATAAAAATGTGGTACTGATTCCAAGACAAAGTGTTTCACTGGTTATAAACTTATCAAGTAGTTTTGTCAAAGCTTCATCGTCGATCCATCTGATATGATCAATTACCTGTGTAGATATACCAATTTCTCTGAGTGCATGTGCTAACTTATAAGGACCCAGCGTTCTATAAACTGTAAAGTCATTGATTCTTGGGCCTGTGTTTAATAATACTACTTGCATTGCAATCTCCTATTGGTCATACCATTTTTTCCTAGACTTGGCCAGCAATGCTTTCTCAGCATGTTCTCTCGAGTACCCTGCATCAAATTGATAGTCATCATCAATTGCCACCACATTTGTTTTATCTATTAGATTCCATAATTCGTTGGTTGGAATTCCTGCCACTCGTACTTGTCGGCGTCGACTGGTACAGATACCAACACCGTGCATAAAATAATCATTGGAAAGGTATGCGGCATCGTTTGCTTTATAACAATTGACTGCATCTTTTCCATCCAGTGACCAATACAACGGTGAGCCGCCGTCACTGATGTTTAGTACTAACACAATAAATCCCTTCTTAAATAGCCTACTGCCATCGCCGCTTGGGAATGAATTATATAAGCCTTTCATATCTCGGTGAATGATAGAAAACCCGCCTGGTTCAATGCTTACACAATGTATGCTATTAATCTTTTTAAATGGAAGTGTTTGAATCCACTTCCATAGTTGCATGTCTCGAAATTGTTCTTTACAATGAAAGTTTAGATCTAAAGTTTCATTTCTGAAACTTGGGCCACCGTGAATGCCAAACTTGACCAACAGTGGATCAACAACAGTTTCATTTGCTACTTCAGTGCAAGCCATCAACTGTACCATTGACCATCCTGGGTGATCTCTTTTGAAGTATTGCATAGATTCAGCATCACCTTGTTGCATGTATATGTCACCTCTATTGTACAATTCCGGCGGTATCATCCCCCATACTTTGTTTAAGGCAGCGGTAGGCCCAACAGACGTTAAGTTATTGGTAATTTCAAGTCCGTGCGGTAATATTAACTCGTCATACTCTTTGACAAAGAGTTCACGATCATATTCAAGGTTTAACCTGGCATACGCAATGTTTGAAAATTTATTTGTTGTCATTTTTTGGTAAAAACTCAATGCCAAAGCCACCGTTATATTGATAGTTGTCTGGCAGTGTAATCATGCCAGATGATTCTAGTAGATTCCATAGCTCTGGCTTTGGTTTACCCATGACTCGGACCTGGCGGCGTCGGCTGGTCATTAATGGAACTGCATGTAAAAAGTAATCGTTTGTCAAATAAACTTGATCGTCTGATTGTTGCGGATCTAATACTCCTGGGCCATCCAAGCACCACCACAATGGACCGCCACCATTGCTAATATTCAGAGTAATAATGACATATCCATTTTTATAGACGCGATTATCCTGGTTGCTTCCCAGGCCCTGGTTGCCACCACTGTATAACCCTTTTACATCTCGATGTATTGTTGCAAGACCACCTGGTTCGATACTGACACAATGTATACTTTTAATTTCCTGCAAAGGAATATTCTCAATAATCCATTTGTATATTTGCAAGTCAGCAAAGTATGGTTTGATTAAAAATTTATATTTTGGATCGAGTGTTTCATTGCGGAGACTGGGGCCTCCTTGCTTGGAAAATCGTAATAACAATGGGTCAGTTATTTCTGTTATATCCAATCCCATCAATTGTACCATCATCCACTGCGGGCGTTGTTGTTTTATGTATTTTAAGGTTGGTGCAGGGCCCGGTTGAACCCACACATCTGCTTTAATGTATTCGTCTGGAGGAACCATGCCCCAGTAATTATTAAGTGTGGCAGTTGTCTTTAAAGTATTGGCACTATTGCAAATGGGAATTCCATGTGGCAGTATGTGCTGGTCGTATTCGGTGGCAAATAATTCAGAATCAAAGTTTAAATTGACTTTGGCATAGGCTAGATTGGTAAAGTCTCTATTCATACCAATACTTATGTTAAACTTTTGGAGCGGAATGTCAGAATCGAACTGACGACAACAGATTGGAAATCTGTAGTTTTACCATTAAACTAATCCCGCACTTTATAGAGGCCGTCTGTGACGCTTGAATTCGCGGTAGCCCTGCTCTTCATGGCCGGTCCTTCTATTGACTAGTATTGAGAAGTTTTTCGGTGTTCCACTGTAGCTACTCAAACGGCTTTTATAAAGTGTCCGGCTACTCACACCACATGAGCCCCGGACTGAGCGGTTACTCTGTCCGTAACATTTATTCTTATGGGAAGGTGTTAAACCTCACCTAATGCGTCTCCGCCACTCCTCTACGGATGACGGATGGCCAATGCACTACACGCCAAGCACTCTTTATGGTGACTGCCCCACCCCCTTTGTATAACGGGCAAGGGCGCCCGGGGTACTTGGTCGGAGTACTAGGATTCGAACCTAGGACCCCCGCGTCCCAAACGCGGTGCGCTAACCAGACTGCGCTACACTCCGATAACTGGTTGCAGGGGATGGATTCGAACCACCGATCTTCAGCTTATGAGACTGACGAGTTGCCACTTCTCTACCCCGCGATAACTTACTAACTTAAATTGGTGCCCCCACCATGAATCGAACACGGGACAACCGCATTACAAGTGCGGTGCTCTACCAGCTGAGCTATAAGGGCGTTGATCTTACTTACATTATTTGGTACATCGTGACGGGCTCGAACCGCCGACAGCCTGCGTGTAAAGCAGGAACTCTACCAACTGAGTTAACGATGCAAATATTCGTAGTTTGTTGTTTCTTCATTCTCTCTAAAAATAATAGCACCGTTCTTGGTATGGAACCGCTTGGCCATTTCTGTTTTAGGACTCAGTGTAACAAACTTTGTTATACTTGGTTTATTCTCCTTGATGTAGTCAACTGCATCAAAGATTAACTGACGGCCTGCGCCAGGTTTATAACTCCAAATTGTATAAAAAACTGCTGTGTCTGGTTCTTCACTTGAAGTAAACAAATCAGATTCTGATTCAGGAATACTGTTTTGATAACTTACACATGTGATTGCACGGACTGAGTCGTCATCATTTTTTAGTACAAAAATTTCTCTGTTGTCACCCACGCGGTCATTTGCAGGGATGTGTGGGCGTACTGGGTCTTGACTGATCAAGTCCAGTATATTTTCTCCAAGTGTTTGAATCAAGTGCAACATAATCTTACTTAGCCGCCTTGGTCACTGTCGGCAGGCAAATTGCCTGGAGGCTTGTCAATTTCTTTTTGGTCTTCGGCGTTGTTTGATTTTTTATCAAAAATTTTATCCCAATTGTCTGAGTAAGTTTTTGAATCAACGCTGTAAGGCCTTGGGTTATCGCCCTTACCAGCTTCGTGCATACTAACTTTCCTTTATAATAATGGTGGAGGTGACAAGGATCGAACTTGCGACATCCAGCTTGCAAAGCTGGCGCTCTCCCAACTGAGCTACACCCCCAAAAATTTTATGATTTGCACCATAGAAAAACACACTCAAGTCCGCGGCACGGAAGGCACTATACCCGCGATGGTCTATGACCAGGCCTAGTGTGTTTATCTATGGTTAGCATATTGAAACACACTATACAACAGGTTTAGGTCTGCTTCTGTATCCTGTTACGGCCGAGTATGAAGTTATCTCTGGACCTATGCCGTAATGTGTTTTAATATGCTCTGCGAACCTCGGTGGTAATTGTACCGTATCAAGCGCCAGGAACCCCCAACACCATCACACACGGCTTCCACCCACTTCCCGACAGGTTCCGTTAACGCATTGCCAGCGGCCTTTTGGTTCGAAGACTACCACCCGTACTTGTCACAGTACTTCTCATCGTGTGGGTCACACTATCCGACGACACTCGGAACGTCTGGTTGCGGGGGAAGGATTCGAACCTCCGTCTCCTAGGTTATGAGCCTAGTAGTCTGGCCACTGACGTACCCCGCGATATACTATCGAACTTTTCGTATTCCTTCGTAACCTAACTTGCCATTTTGTACTTCAAGCAATGCAGTTACTGGTGTATGAAGATGTTCTGTGCGAACACTTTCTCTATTGTTTTGACTAATTTCTCTTGCTCTGGCCGCGGCAATTAAAACCAAGTCAAATCGATTGCCTCCAACATTTTGTACACATTGATCTGTATCAATGTCAACTCCTCGACTGATGTATGTCATAATTGCCTTTGTAAAAGTGAAAGAAACTAGCGTTTTCTTGGCTCCACCTCCTGGGCTCGAACCAGGGACCAAATGATTAACAGTCATCTACTCTACCAACTGAGCTAAGGCGGAAAATAATTGAATCTGTAAGTAGTTGCCCCATCATTATAGCAACCATTCACCCGTGTAATAAATCCGGACGGGATTCGGTAAGTTACTTGGGATACCGGTCCAGTTTAGTCGCCTCAATGGACCTAGTGGGTGTCGAACCCATGACCTTCTACTGTTTCGGTCCTTCGAAGAAACCTAGACAGCGTGACTTTCTCTTGCTAACACTTACAAAACTTGGCGGTCTGTGGGGGAATCGAACCCCCGTAAGTGGATAGACAATCCACAGTAATAACCTCTATACGAACAGACCTAATTTCTGGTGCGACTGGCCGGAATCGAACCGGCATGCTGTTAAGCGAGAGATTTTAAGTCTCTTGTGTCTACCGATTTCACCACAGTCGCAATACCATATGTAAAATTACAAAGGAACTCCACTTACCTTGCAGGACCGTCTCCTGCTACTTCTGCTTCGTCATTACGCTCTAGTAAATCCTACCGTGCCATTTGGTGATGTTGCCATCCCTCAGCTTTCATGTACACTACATTGAGCCAGCCCGTCAGCTGGATATACTCAATACAGGTACCTAGCAGTACTAGTAACCTTTATAACTTTACATATGGTACTCGATAGCGGAGTCGAACCGCTCTTGCCTGGATGAAAACCAGATGTCCTAACCGATAGACGAATCGAGCACAAATGCCACCAAATTTTTAAAGAACAATCACTTCAACTTTCGCTGTAGTGTTTGGTTATTATATACGGACAATGCCGTAATGTCAACCGTTTTCTAACTTTCTTTTGTTGTATTTCTACAACAACTTTCAAACTGTTTCTACTGCATTGCTACAGCATGCCACTAGTATATGCTATCTACTGATTCCTGTCAACAACTATCTGTCTTTATCTTGTTGTATTTCTACAACAAGCCTGGAGCGGGTGATCAGGTTCGAACTGACGACATCTTGCTTGGCAAGCAAGTGCTCTACCAACTGAGCTACACCCGCACAATAAAAAAGCCCCGGAGTTTTTATTTCCAGGGCCTGTAATCTCACTATGCGTAGAGTTACGGCCTCGGAGTATCCTCTGTGGCTGGTCCTGTATTACCTGGTAACAATTTTGCGTTTAACATAGTATTATTATATATCCTTTTAACTTAGAAGTCTACCTCTTATGGCAAAATTTCTTTGAATTTTTCTCTGCACTCTTCAAAGGTGCCTGCCACTCCCCAGCTGGCAATGATCCTAATATCAGTGGAGTCGAATCGTTTTACATCGTGAGCCACATCATTACGAATCAGTGCTGGACGCTTTAATGAAAATCTATAAACCTCTTTCATTTCACCTGTTATCCTGTAGTGCCTTTCGTCTGGCTTGTAGACTTTTTCAATCTCTCCGTCAACTGGTTCATAGTAAATTGTAGCGGATGTATCATCACATCCGCTGATTGGTATATTGAATGCCGCCAGTCGATGACCATCAATGTGCAAGGGAATGTATCCGTCTGGTGGTGTATGATATATGTTCAACCAACCACCCAAGAATACAAACTTCTCTTGAACTGATTTTAAATAGTCGTCGGAACTGATGTCAATTCTTACATATCCTTTAAGGACAAACTCTGCCTCAAGCTTGTCCATAACTAGTTTTTGAATGTAAGGAAGATCTAAAAAGTCGGGTGTTTCGTATACATAGAAGTCATCAATCATACAATATTTATCGGAGAAAAAGTGGATTATTCCTGGAAAAATCTAAACAACATCTATCAACATGTCCTAAAGCTTGGAATGTTAAGTCCACCGGAGGATGTCATAGCATGTTGGCTGTTATTTGGTAGTTTACCCAAAATTGATAAGTTCCTAGAACTTGGATCTTACATCGGCGGTGGACTCGCGATATTTAATGAGGCCTTATGCGAAACAGGTCATAATGATGTAAAATTCACTGGTGTTGATCATTTAAACTTTATCGGAGCAAAAGAAACCAATGCCAGTGGTGCTTGGTATACAGATCACTTTAATCGTTGTTTGAGCCAAGAAGAAATACAGATGTTGGCAACATTGTCCACTGCCAAGGATATGCAAGAATGGATTGCCGCAAGATCTGAGCAATTGACCGGCAGGCCAATGTCCTTGACTTGCTACCTAAATGAATCCGAAGCTGACGAACAGTATGATATTATACACCATGACTACGGGGACGGTGTTGCTGAAAATCTCAACACCATTAGAAAAGCTTTGCCAAAGCTAAAAGATCGTGGTATCTACATTGTAGATGACTGGTGCACAGGTGCACCATTACGCACATGGGCCACAGTTATTGCTCATCAAGAAAAATTACTGTATCCAATCATGTGGGGTAAAAACAAAGTGTTTTTTGCAAAGTCAGCAGATGTAGCACAAGCAACTATAAAACTAATCACTGCCAATTCCAGTTACAATGGCCAGCTGTTTAAATTCATGCCAGGATCTGATTATTTTGGTGCTGACTATCGAACTATTAGAATGCACTGGCAGGCAATACAATGGGCATAAATTACAAGCAAATAGAATGCCCTTGGGTTGTAGATGATAACTGTCAATTTGACTACCTGTGGGAATCTGATAAGTCACAACATTTTGGTTTTCCTACTGCCAAATTGAGTCCTGTATTCCTATCATGGGCAGACTCTAAAAATCTACACATAAGTTTTGCGGAAGTATTCTATCTACCTGCTGGCTGTGCAGTTAGACGTATACACACAGACTTGGATCATATTACAGAAGCATGCAGTAAGATAAACTTTATCCTTGGCGGCGATGATGCGCCAATGCAATGGTTTACTCTTAAAGAAAATGCCAAGAGCCACCGTGATGTAAATACTGCGCCTACTGTTATCAACACAAAACAAGTTTCGCCTTACCTTAGTTGGCCAAGAGAAGAATGTGAAGTCGTTGAAGAAGCTGTGCTAACTGGCATAAACATTATACACGCTGGCATACCTCATGTTGTGTTCACTAAAGAAAAATCTCGCATTGCAATCAGTGTAGTATTGCAATGCAAGATATCAAAAAAGAGACTCAGCGTTGAAGAAGCGTTACTTAGAATCTAAAACTAATTTACATGTTGCCATAAATTCATCGTACGCCGCTTGTACCATTGGATGCTCTAACAGCTTGACCGCTTCTGCTTCCATTGCTTTTAGGCCTGCCTCGGTAACTTCTCTGGCACTGGGGATTTCAATGTAGTACCGATCATCGCCAAACGCTCGGGCCAGAGCTTCCCAGGCTTTCTTTTGCTTTTCAGTGATGGGCTTATTGTGTGGGCGCATTTCGCTAGCCTTAACCATTGCAGAACTCATTGCATCTTCAGCATAGCGGCCAGCGGCAATCATTGGTGCCAAGGCTGGCTCAATGTTGAAGCGACGAGTTTGTCCACCAGGATACACATCCACTAGGTGGGTGCCCTTGGGAAAGCTATCGCAGAACTCACTGGAGTATGTGGTGTGAGGGATATACTTGCGGCCTTGCTTGATGTAAAAGATTGTTTCTTTTGTCATTTTATTTCTCTATTCGCAGTTTACGGCAACCTTCTTTGACTTCTACAGGATAGTCAGGACTAATTTCTGCAATGCTACAGTTGTATACTTTTTCTCTTGGCCACGGGACAGTAAACAAAAGATACACACAAACACACATGGCAGTGATTGCTCCGCACAACTCCCAATTAATTGTCGACAGTTTCATCCGTGTCCTGTTTGTATATGCCACGAGCTTCTGCATGAGTTTGACACAAGGTTGTAATCCAACCACCGCCAACTTGCTTGCCAGGATTGCCGCACTCCTCACAGGTAACAGCACTCATCGATTCTGCCATGCTAACAAGTCCACTGATGTAATCATCACCACCCGAATAATAAAATCTCAGAGTGCCAAACTTCTCTTTGACTTGGTCTAAGGTAACTTGGCATACTGGCTGTTCTACTTCACGCAGAGGTTGATCAATAAGTTCTTGTTTGCGTTTTTCTTTATACTCCAGATTAATCAGATCTTTATATTCTTCGTCAAACAACTCACTGTTACCAGCTTTGAGCTGAGTGGCTATCTTATTAATTTTAATGGCAACATCATGTTGTCTAATCTTCCAATCAATATGATGTTGGATATTGCCCATCAGCTGATCCAAGATATTAAACCAACCTTCACCACATTCAAAGCCCCAACACATACAAGTTTCTTTCATATCCTTGTTGCGGTTCACCATCATCTTTGGGTACCGCTCGCACAACAATTTGTCTAGCTCTTGTTTCATATTAATCCTTGTCTATTGGCATACAATGCGTTGGAAATAGGCCCTTCTGGACCCACATGTCTCCACCTTTATCTGGTGTCATTACAATACCCCCAAGACACATGACTTGTGGAGGCTTGCTGATAAGCATCATAAAAATACTGACTACAACCATGAGCCATAACAGTATCATGAAAATTCTATATACCCATTTATTCATAACTTCTCTCCACAATGTGGACACAGTTTAGTATTGGCATTACGCATTTCCTTCAGTGTCCGGTTTAGTTTCTTGGCATCAGCCAGTTGACTTTTAATTAATTTACGATTTCGCTCACCCTTGGCCTTGCTCAGTTCTTCTTTAAGGTGTAGCTTCATTTTGGTCAACCGACCTTCAAAGATTTCAATAAAGCCTGTTATACCCGGACTACTGCTGGCCGATGTAGCACTCATTTTATCTCATCCGGTGTTTCTACAAAGTCACTGATGATCAGATTGAGTGCTTCAATCCTACGCATGTTACCTGTTACATCTTCAGGATGCAACCAGTAGCCGTCTGGGTTTTCGTCGGTCTTGGGATTCTTCTTCCACTTGGCCAATTCACTTTTGAGATTGGCTCGATAGTCTTTCAGAGTCATACTGGTAATACGATCTGCGGCATCACCATCGATCCATTGGTACGGTTTATGTTTAGCCTTGCTCATTTAATGATCCTTTTAATATGATATCTCGACCTTGTTCACCAATGGTGTCGTCGAGTATTTCTACTGTGCGTTGTAACATTGCACATGCTAACATTATAAGCTCTTCTCTGTCGTCTGTCAACTGAATGGAGCTGTCTATGAGCTCCATAATTTCAGTCATTCGTTGCTGTACATTGTCACGATCCTTCATCTATTTTCCTTAAAATACGCTACGAGCCATTATTGAAAATCCTGTTGCTTGTACTCCTGCGGCACCGCCTGCATTGAACTGGCGTACCACATCAAATCCAACACTTGTTTTGTTAGTGTGTTTAACAGTATAACCAAGTACTAGATTCATTTCACGCACTTCCGGTGCCAAGCTAGAGCGCATTGTTTGTGACTGTGGGTTTGCAGTACTTGTGCCGTCACCATTATCGCTGTATGTATAAGATGTAACTCCAGTCACTGTTGCGCTACCACTTCGTACCTGTACTGGCTGAGCAACAAATAATGTGATTGCATCATGTAATTTACCTTGGTCAATGAACACTCGTTGTTGTGATGCGCCCAACTTCCAACTATCACTTACAAGTGTAGAATCTAATTGGACCATGCTATCCTGTACATTAGAAGTTTTAGTAAAACCCACGGTGTACTTTCCAATCAATGCAGTATTCTCAGCCACCTTATAACTGCCGCCTGCTCCAAACCAAGTAGTATTGCTACCACCAAACGCCATTGCGCCACCACCTTGTGAACCAAGCACAGAGTTTGTTTCCTTCAATGCACCCGCTTCAAAGCTTAGTCGAGTACGCTCACTATGTTGCCACTCATATTGAGTTGCTGTACCTGTGTCACTGGTCATCAGTGTTATTACGCTATCTTTACCAAATGGTACTGCCATGTGTTTATAGTTTGAAGAAGCCATGGACATCCACGGCGTGGCATATTGGTAACTCATTGAGTTGGTAAATGCCACTGCCTTTGTTAGGTTTGCAGTATAATTACGCCCAATGCTGTCAACCACTTGTGCGTTTTGTAGCACTGAACTGGTGGCCAAACTAATTGCGCCAGATGTGGCTACTCCTGTGCCAGTGAGGCCAACTGTTTTGCCTTGTGGACCAGAGCCGTTGAGTTTGGTCATGTTGGCCAGTGTCACTGTGCCCATTGGCTGGGTGGCTTTATCAAAGTTGACCATACCACGGCCAGTTACATTTGAGTCGCCCATTGGCGTGGCTGTATTTAGAATCAATGAAACAATTTGTTCTGACCTTAACTGTGGCCAAGCCTGTTTCATCAACGCCACACCACCTGACACATAGGCAGTGGCGCCACTGGATCCGGTAACTGCAATTGAACCACTGGAGTTTAACTTGCCATCAGCATCTTTCAATCCATATTGATTGGCCACTGAGCCATACAACTGCATGCCTGGTGCAACAACATAGAAGTCCTTGACCAGGTAAGGATCATTACAGGTAGAGCCAGATATGTTATTGCAAATGGAGCCAGCCTTGTTTGATGAGGTGGCAATATTGCCGTTGGTGTCGGAATAGCCAACAATCAGCATTTTGCCGCCCAGTACCAAGTTACCTTTGCTATCAACCTGAGTAGCAAACATTCCTGGTACCTGTGAGTATGCCAGTCCTTGATTGCCTGCGGCCGCAACAATGATACTTCCTCTGTTGGTACCTACTGCAAATGCTTGCACATCGGTCGTACTGTAACCATACAATGATCCATATGCGGCAGGCGCTTTATAAATTCCTGCAGACATTTTAGAGATGCCTTTGTTGAAATTTGGATCAAACATGGATCCTAGACTCAGGTTGATAACTGATGCGCCGTTGGCACTGGCCCAATCCACTGCTTGCTTGACTGCGGTAAAATTAATGCCTGCTGAAGTACCACCAGCACCCACTTGGGCCAATAATAGAGTTGCGTCAGGTGCAACGCCAACTGTGCCTGAACCATTTTTATTTGCGGCCGCAATGCCTGCCATCAGTGTTCCATGATGACCCCAAGTTACCGCTGATGCTGGATTATAGAGATTTTTACTGCCAACAATTTTATTGGCAAAGTCTGCATGAGTCAAATCAAAGCCCTGATCAACAATGGCAATTGTTATACCTTGGCCAGTGAACCCTCTGGACCAGGCAATGGGTACACCTGTTTTTGCAAGTGCTGTTGAAATTTGCCTGTCCTCATAATTTAATGCTTTGGTCTGAGCGTAGGCTGTACTTCCTAGGGCCAAGGCAATGGCTAATGTTAGTGCTTTGAGTTTCATTTCTGACCTTTCATGAACTTGTATAGTATACTATTAAACCGGCTTGTTGTCAACCAATCTACGGATACGGTGGGCCATATCTTCGGGTGTGTCGCCTTTGCCAGTAAGCATAAAGGCCACATGCTCCACCATGTCTGCACTTTTGAACTCCAGGTCAATGCCCAAGTTCTTGAACACCAGGTTCACTTGCTTGAGAGTCTCAACAACGGTGTCGTGGACGATAGTGCAATGCTCGTTTTCAATTTCGTCCTCGTCGTAACCGATATCTTCTAATATAGTATTATAGGCACACTGGTCGTCCATTATACAGAACTTACCAAAAGCCTTGTTAAGGTCAGGATCCATAAAGTCATCAATGCCATCACCTATGTCATTGGAATCGATGCTGTTAAGGTGTTCTTGTTTGGTAAATGTACGCATGGTAGTTCCTTTGTGTGTATGTGTTTATTATACAGCCTTTTGGGCCTGTTGTCAACCGTTTTATGCAGGGGCAAACATCTTGGCGCCATTGACCATAACAACTTTGTATGCTTCCATAGTTTTTTGGGTCTGGGCCAATGGAGATTCTTGGATAAACTGCATCATTTCCAGAAAGCCCAAGCCTAAAAACTCTGCGTCTTTTTGTATCTGGGAAATTGCTGTTGCGATTTTCATTTTAAGTCCTATTTGTTGCTGTCTAAGTGTTAATTATACTGGTTCTTGGGCCTGCTGTCAACCGTTTTTCTGTTGTTTTTATGCTACAGCCGCAAAAAAGCCCCAATTAAGGGGCTAATTTGTCTAATTTTTAAGCAAATTAGATTGTGATGCCCATGGCCTGTGCTTTGTATGCCAAAGCTACCATGCGACGGCTGGCTTCACCATGGCGATATTCAGTGACCTGAACGCCATTGCCTGCTTTACGGGGATTTGCATAAACTGCATAACCGCGTTGACGGATAACGCTGATTGTTGCTGTTGGGTTCTTGATACCAAAACGCTTTTCAATTGCGGCTTCTGTCAATGACTCGCCATTGATAACAAGGGCTTTGAACAGTTTATACTGTTTAGTGGTTTCATCAAATTTCTTTAACATTGTGTTTCCTTAAATTATTACATCACTAATTGTGATGCTTTTAACATTGTAACATTACTTAAACAGAAAGTCTATGAGGTGTTAGCCACATAGACTTCTTTTGGCAAAACTACCGTTTATTACTTCTGTGCAATGAACTCGTTTAGGACCTTGGCCTTCTTAATGATCTCTTCTTCTGTAGGAAAAGGTCGGAAGACGGGTTGTGCTGGAACTGCTTCAACTGGTTGATCAATTGAATGGGCTCGAATTTGGACCAAGTTAACTTCTTGTTCCCATTGAGACCGAAGCGATTCGCGATGTGCATGCCAGTCTTGCTCTAGCATTTCTTTTGACATCTTGAGTAGTTCAAGACGAAGTTGGTAGCCATTAGGGGCAATTGTACTCATTGTAATTCTCCTGTGTTTGAGTGTGTTGTAAAACTGTTGTCTTACATATTAATTATACACTACAAAAACACAAAAGCCACCGTAGTGGTGGCTTTTGGTGAAACTAATTTTTAAATTAGAAACTGCGAGTGTAGTTGACTGCTACAACATTTTGCTTGGAATCGCCTGTTACTCTGTCGTAACGGACACCAACTGCATCTTGCTTAGTAAGAGCATATGATACACCAGCACGAACTGTTTGAGTTGTATCTAAGTTAACGCTGGTGTTATCAAACGAACTGCGATAACGATAGCCAACCTTTGCAGTTAGCCCAGTGCCACCAATTGGAGCAGAGAGACCTGGCTCAACTGAGTAGTAAGAAAAACTACCAGTGGAACTATATTTCTCTCCAACTGCCACTGTGGTGTAACCAGTTACTGGTCCAAATACTGCGACAGAACCGGTTAAGCCGGCTTCCAGACGAGTTGATACTGCATTGGTACCATCTGTCTGAGTTGTTGAAACTTGAATATGGCCTGCAAAAGTTTTATTAATATTTTCCCTTGCTGTCATGTTGAAGTTTTTCTGGTCTGCTCCACCGCTTTGGCCGTCAATGCTTTGACCTTCCACTGTGATAGAACCTGCAAATACTGAACCACTAATAGTTAGTGCTAAAATTGCTAAGACTTTTTTCATAAATTATATTTCCTTTTTGTTTACAGTAGAGTATCCGAAAACACTCTACTGTAATGATACTTATAGATTGTAAACAATCTGTAATAACCTTAATCGTCGGATTTTGGCAAATGTTGATGTTTTGCTATGGCTTCTTCGAGTGCCTTTTCAACAAATTCGTTAAATGTCATATCACGATCATGCGCCAGTTTCATGTATTGTAACAGCTCTTCATCCGAAAAGTCAACCGGAATCTGCACACGAGTGTCATACTCATCTCCGTCTTTGATGGCCAGTGCTTTTTGGAAAAAATCATCATCCACATCCAAATCAATATAGTTGACATCATCCCATGCTTGATTGGCCAGTTCGCTTTTGGATTCTGCTTCCTTGCGGTGCTTATCCTGCTTGTTCTCCACAATCATACGATAGGCACGGTCATTGGTATAGTCACATACACTGACTTCGTAGACCTTTTGTGTTTTAGTACTGAATACAATGCTAAAACTATATCCACCTTTGCCGTGAACACCATTCCAACTGTCCAGGCTGTAGGAATTTGGGCCATAACAACTCCAACCATATTCACTACCTTCGGTAATTTTATAGTCAACCAATTCCATCCACTCTTTCATTGTGATCATATAAATCTCCTAAAATAATTATTACAAATTTTATTATAGCTGACGCTGTGGCAGTTGTCAATGATTAATGGTGACTTCTGACAATTTTTTTCATGGCCAATTGAACTGCTTCATCCATACTGTAAGGAAAGCAATTGTTTCCATCCATGCTGACATCCAAGATCCTGCCAGGCACCGTGGTGGGCCTAGCATGGCAGTGACCATGAAAGTGTAACGCACCCCTATGCATCATATCCCATTCCCAAATTGGATAATGAAACAATACAATCCGGAATTCTTTGTAGCCAAGTTCCAAGTATTCGTGTATCTCTGCAAAACAGTTTCTAAAAGTTTGATCTCTTAAAAGCTTGACATCGTGATTGCCCTTGATCAGAATCTTTTTTCCATTCATTCGATTCAACAGCCTGGATGCTGAAATTGCATCAGTGAATGCAATGTCACCTAGTATGTAAACCAAATCATCATAACCAACTACACTGTTGTGATTGTTGATAATTGCAGTATTCATTTCCGTAATGTCGTGAAACGGTCTGCTGTCAGCACAGAATTTTAAAATGTTGGTGTGACTAAAATGTATGTCAGAAGTAACCCATGTTTTCATTACGATATATACCAGATCTCGTCAAAGCCTTCTTCTTCTTCTGGCTCATCCCAATTAATAATCATATCATCTAGCACTCGATCTGGAATTACTTTGCCAGGTCTTGATGCCAAGCGGCGGTCCAGTTCTATATGGTCTGGTATTTTAAACACCACAGCAATGTGATAATAGTCGGGCAACATGCGGAACTTTTTAGCACGACTTTTAATTGTAGTACTGGTCTGATCCCATATTATGGTATGGCCATGCTCCTGTGCAAACACAACTTGTTGAATCATTAGATCAATTGCTGTGGGCATGTATTCTTCAAACACTTCTGAATAAGTCTTGCCTTGTGCCCTGGCATGGTCTTCTACAAACACATCTGTACTGACCACAGTCAGCCCCAGGGCCCAGGGCTGATTTTTAATCCAGGTGCTTTTACCTGCACCGGGGATTCCGATCAACATGTATAATCTAGGCTGGTTCATTTTTTCTAAGTCTTTCGATTTCATCTGCGGCTTCTTCCAGCAGGTCGGCAATTCGATCCGGGGCTCCTTCTTGTACACTCTTTCGAGTCTGAATTTGCCTCCGGATCTCTGCTCTTTTTCTTAAACGAAACACAAGGTCTTGTTCGCTGATCATTTAGACACACTTGTTCTGGCTTCCGCCATCAATGCGGCATCTCCGCGAGTCAGCACTTCCAACAATAACCGCTTTTCTTCCAAGTACACTTTGGCAAAAGCAACATCTTCTTTTACAATGCTACGGGTGTTGGAGATCAAATCGGCCAACTTTACAGTCTGTGCTTCAGCAGGTGCGGCGGCAGTATGTGCCCGGTCGATGGCCTTGCGGACAGCACGATTGCCTTGTTCGGGCCTGCTGACATCAGTCAACCAGCCAACCAACTCAGCAACTTCTGCACCAAACTCAGCACGGATTACTTCGTTGGTAACACCAGTGTCTTCAACCACATCGTGCAACCAAGCGGCCGCTAACATTTCGGGTGTATGCGGAACTGAGGCAACAATGCTGGCTACTTCGGCAGGATGCACAATGTACGGCTCATTAGTGTACTTCCGTAATTGTGCCACAGCGGTATGGGCCGCTGTTGCAAAAATTCTGGCTCTTTCTACTAATTCCATTATAACTCCTAAGTTGAATGCTAGTATAGCACAAAAGGAAACAATGGTCAAGTGTTGTATTTTTACAACAAATCTACACTAATTTCTTTATCATTTTAAGTACAATTGGTTCTAGCCCAAGTGACTTACAACTAGCAATACGGGCGGCATTATCTCTGTGAACAAAACTGTATAAGCTGACTGAGCCAGCTTTTTTAATAGTTTCTTCAAAGTAACGATGCATTATTTTCAAAATGCCGCGCCGCCTATAATTCTTGTCAACGCAACTAAAAATTAGATATGTTACTTTTTTTGTTTCATCATCAAAGTCGTAAATGATATTGCCAACCACCTCACCATTTATGGTAGCGTATATTGCCTTAGTACGATTGGTTGATGCAATATGAGGGTATGCATGTCCATTTTCAATTAGCTCTACAAAGTTTTTTAAATAGAATGTATAAACAGGACTGCCAACCAAAGCAGTACAGTTAAAAATTTTAATTTCTTGTCCCTGTGTATCTGTTTCAGTTGCAATTACATGATCTGGCATAGGTTCCTCTTTGATAAGTTAGGCTAATACTTATAGTATTTGACTATTCGCAATTTTCCAAAAAGAAAGCACCCGAAGGTGCTTTCTGGTATTTTCTGTTACGAGGTATTTCCTACCCTAAGTGGCTGTTAGGCCGCTAATGCGAACTGTGAGTCGTTTGCGGTTACTTTTGTTTAGTTTTTACGACTATCGCTGTCGTGCTGTCCACTCTGTTACTTGTTGCCCTGTCGAATCTAGGTCAGGCCCATCAAAAACATACTCTGTTAAATTTCACCTCTCCGCGTGTGAGGTCGAATATGTTTGTGGTGGACCTGGGGGGATTCGCACCCCCGTCCAGAACACTTTTCTCTTTGCTTCATACAGCAATAACTTGTATTATAGCACTAGTCTATAATTTTGTCAAATCAATTTGAACCTGTGTCGGTTCCTTTACGGCCATCGCGGCCCATGGCACCTACCATACCTTTGTCAGTACTAAAGAAGGTATCAGCAAATATCAATAGAAACATGCCAACTGAACCTAGCCACCAACCAAGAATACCGCCGGGGCCGGCCCCTGCCATTGTGGCAATCCCAGCAGCTGGAATTACTGAATATAACAGTTGAATCAGTTTGCCTTGCCAGTTACCTGCAAGTCCCCAGGCCTCTGCTAGTTGTCCTTGTGGTTCTTGTCCAACTTTGTTTTTTAGTATTTCTTCAAATCCCAATGCTTTAGCAACTTTGATTGCATTTTCTCTGCTGGGTGTAAAATCTCCACCAGTTGCTTGTTTAACTTGTTGTGCAATTTGAGCGACAGTATCACCACCAAACAGCTTCATTGCTTTTGGTACCATGGACTTCAATGAGTCCATAATGCCCTCGTCGAGTTGGGTGTTTGCCTGACTATTTTCATTGATTATATCAATGTATTTGCGAAAATGTTGTGTGCTCATTGGCTA